CGCCAAGCAGGTTGCTGAACAATCGAGGAAATCAAATGGCTGAGAATCGTGTAAATCGTGAAACCGAATCCCGTGACAAGACGGAGCGTCCAAAGCGTTGGATGCCCCCACAGTTGCTTCCGAATCCTAATCCTGAACCGGGTTATGGTTTCCGCTGGATTCGTGTCAGCACGTTGGGTAACGATGACCCAATGAATGTTTCCTCAAAACTCCGCGAAGGCTGGGAGCCCGTAAAGGCTTCCGATCACCCCGAAATCCAATTGATGGGCGGCGGCAAGAACCGTTACCCAGATAGTATTGAGATCGGTGGACTGATCCTTTGCAAAACCCCGAGCGAATTTATCAAGCAGCGTGATGACCATTTCCAAATGCAAGCTGATGGGCAAATGAGTTCGGTTGACAACAATCTCATGCGCGAGAGCGACCCCCGTATGCCGCTGTTTAAAGAGCGCCGTTCGGAAGTGTCGTTTGGACGCGGTTCTTAAATACTAGGAGTTAAATATGGCTTATCCTCTTGTTGATGGCCCTTACGGGCTAAAGCCAGTCAATTTGATTGGCGGTCAGGTTTTTGCGGGTTCTACCCGTGAATACCCAATTACGTACAACTACGGCACCTCTATTTTTGCGGGTGATATTGTTGGTTTGTCGCGTGGTGAAATTGTTCGCCTTTCGGTGAGCACGGGCACTGCTGGCAATCAAACTGGCGTTTTCCTTGGCTGCTCTTATACAAGCCCAGCGACCCGTCAAAAAATCTTCTCGACGTACTGGCCCGCTTCCACCCCAGCCGGGGACGCAGTTGCTATCGTTTGCGACGATCCTGATACGGTCTTCAAGGCTGTTGTTTGCTCGGCTACCACGGCTGTTGCCTCTGGCGCTCGCGCAATGATCGGCCAGAACTTGGCGATGATTAACAACACTGGCGTTGCTCTGGGTGGCAATGGTGTTTCGCGTAATGCACTTTTGGCCCCAAGTGATACCCCAGCAACCACGAGCACCCTGCCTATTCGTGTTCTTGGCTTGGTGACTGACACGGCAGTGGCGTTGGGTACAGCAACGTATACCAGCATTTCTACCAACACCATCACTTGTTCAGCCCTGCCTTTCGCTTTGCCTGTCGGCACGGATGTTGGCTCGCTGACTTCGACTGGTGAATTCGTGTCTTATGGTGCTTTTGTTGACACCGCAGCTTCTGCTGGCGCAACTACGTTTGTTTTGAACCAGCCTCCTGTTACGACATCGAACACCACGATTGTGTTTATGCAGTACCCCGAGTTGCTGGTAAAGATCAATCACGGTCAGCATCAGTATTATGCTGCCACCAGCATTGCTTAATAAGGAGCACTAAAAATGGCTATTTCACGCGCACAACTGCTAAAAGAGTTGCTCCCGGGTTTGAACGCACTGTTCGGTCTGGAGTATGCAAAGTACGGCGAAGAGCACAAGGAAATCTACGATCAAGAGACTTCCGAGCGTTCGTTTGAAGAAGAAACCAAGCTGTCTGGTTTCTCCGCTGCACCTGTCAAGGCTGAAGGTTCTGCAATCGCTTATGACAACGCTCAAGAGGCTTGGACGGCTCGCTACAACCACGAAACCATTGCTTATGGTTTCTCAATCACCGAAGAGGCGATTGAAGACAACCTGTATGACAGCCTCTCGGCTCGTTATACCAAGGCTCTGGCCCGTGGTATGGCGTACACCAAGCAAGTCAAGGGTGCTGCCATCCTGAACAACGGCTTTAGCACAGGTTTCACCTACGGCGACGGTCAATCTTTGTTCAGCACGGCTCACCCGCTGGTTTCTGGTGGCACCAACAGCAATCGTCCTTCGACTGCTGCTGACTTGAACGAAACTTCTTTGGAAGCCGCCGTTATTCAGATCGCAGCTTGGACGGATGAACGTGGTCTGCTGATTGCAGCCAAGCCACAGAAGCTGATCGTCCCTCCTGCTCTGATGTTCGTTGCTACCCGTCTGTTGGAAACCAGCCTTCGCGTTGGTACTACCGACAACGATATCAACGCACTGAAGAACAACGGTTCGATCCCACAGGGTTACACCGTCAACCACTTCTTGACCGACAGCAATGCTTGGTTCCTGAAGACTGATGTGCCTAACGGTCTGAAGCACTTTGTGCGGACGCCAATGAGCACCTCGATGGACGGCGACTTTGACACGGGTAATACCCGCTACAAGGCTCGTGAGCGTTATTCGTTTGGTGTGAGCGATCCGCTCGGCATCTTCGGTTCGCCCGGTTCGTCCTGATAATTAGTTAGGATTGGGAGTTCCCAGTCGGAGGGGAGGCAGTCACAAGCTGCTTCCCCTTTTTATTTGCACAAATGATTCTCTTGTGGTACAACCCTAATACCAAGACTACTTGGCTTGTTGACTGACTTGGCAGACTCCCCTCAAGACAGCAAGCCGTAAATGAGGAAATATCATGGGATTCGCTACTCACCTTGGCCCTTGGCTGCTCGGCACGGTTAAAAACACCACGGGCACTGCTGTTGGCACTATTGAAAACTGCGGCGCAACCGTTGTGTCGCAGACGTTCAAAAAGAATTACACAGGTCAGGCCGCTTCTGCAACCACCGACACCATTTGCGTTTTGCCCGCTGGTGCTCAAATTGTTGACATCCTTATTGACACCCTTGTTGCGTTTACGGGCTCAACCGCAGCCAACGTAAGTATTGGTGATGGCACTACAGCCGCCTTGTACTGGGCCGCTACGGATGTGACCACCGCTGGCCGCGCAGCTATTAGCAACGCAGCAGCCAAATTGGGCGCGTGGTGCGGCGCAGCATCCAGCGCATCCCCCAATGGAGTTGGTATTGGCGCAACAGACGTCAAAGTTATTGCAACAATGACCCCCACGGTTGCTGCCGTGACTGCGGGAACCGTGCAGTACACCGTCATGTACGTGGTTGCTGACTCTAGCGGCTTGCAGTTCCCTGCGTCATCTGCTGCCTAATTAGTCTCGGGGGCTTCGGCCCCCTTTTTCTAGGAGATCAATTATGGCTAATACCAATCCTAGCCCTACGTTCCCCCAATTTCCGGGCGATGCAGTGGCCGTTACCAAGAGTGACACGACTCGATTTTCGCCTTCCGTAATCTACGTTGGCACGACAGGTAACGTCAGCGTCGTGACCACTCAGGGAACCACGGCGGTTTTTACGGCAGTGCCAGCGGGTGCTGTGGTCCCAGTGCGAGTTATTGGCGTTAACGCTGCAACCACTGCGGCTGATATGGTCAGGATTTTCTAAATGCCGCCCTTCGGCTTTGGGATGTCCATGCCCAATCTGCGTAAAGCGGGTGCTGCCGCGCCAGCCCCACCCCCAGCCCCTGTAACAGTAGTGCAAGAGAACTGGGTTGGTTCGGGGGCTGTAAGCAATAAAGTCCCATCTCCGATCTCGGGAGGTGGGGTGTGGGTAGCCAACAACTCCATGAACTATAATGCGGGTAAAGCTGGCCCGAATGGGCAGGGCAACGTATCTGCTTTTCATTCGGTTACCTATACAAACGCTAAGATTACGGGCGTGGCATATCCCGGGTTAACTGGGAGTAACAATCAACCCGCATTTCTTTACGCTAGAGGCGACGTCAATACCTCATCACCTTCCAATTGCTACTTTGTTTCATGTAATGAAAGTCCGCAGGAAATTGTTCTGTTGAAACGGGTTGCTGGGAGTAACACACAATTGGGCGTACTTAGTGGCGAAGGTACGTCCGGGGTTTCGGTTGGGTTGGAGGTTATTGGGTCCGCCGTTAAAGTTTACTACAACGGTACGTTAGTGATTAGCGTCACAGACACCTCAATTGCTTCCGCTGGCTACTGGGGTTTTGGTGTAACGTACGGCGAAAGTGGCGAGGATACTGGTGAATCTGGCATGGGCCCAATTACTATTGCAGCTTAAATATGGCTAACTTCATCTCAAATGGTAATTTAGCCCCAGAAGTTCTGGAAGATGTGTTTAAGTCCATCATTGCTCCAGTATTTAACTTCAAGGGAAGGCTCACTACTGGTGGGCCAATGACTGTTGCTGTTGTTGGAGATGACAATGTTGTCTATCTGACGTTTACGTTCAGCACAATCAACCAAGTCATATCTTCTGGCTTAGTGACCAAGCTTGCGTCGAAGCTCAAGTTCCAAATCCTTAGTGGTTCTGGCAGGTTTTCTATTGAGCTTCACGCAAGTGATTCTGCTCTATCAGCAGGAGTAACTCTTAACGCTGCACAAGCCATTAACAGCGGTGGCGGTGGTGGCTCTTGTTGCGATGACTATGATCCGCCTACGGATAACCCCAATAACATCTACGTGACGTTCCCCCGAACGAACACCACTGTTACGCTAACAACCCCAGTAGCTCAGACATTTAATGCGGGAATTTACCACTACAACGTCAATCTCAACAGCATTGGCGAGGTTGTCTCTATCAGTGCTTGGGGTCCGGGGGCAACGGGACTAGTCAATGGCTATTGACCCGCAAAAAGTTCTGTTAATCCGCAACTCAAATGCTGCGGTGGCGGAACTGTCTGCGTCGGTAAGCGATTGGTATGCCGAAGCCCGTGGGCTATGTGGCACAGGTGGGGTTGCTGACTATTTCTGGTTGAGTTTTGATTTTGGGACTCGATCCGACTACATTGATACTGCCGCTGGTAGGGCGCAAGACCCATCACATACTGGTCCTATCCTTGATAGCGCCACTACGCCTGTTACATGCACGGGATGCTCACCAAAAATTGCCCCCAACCAAGTTGGGCAAACTATTGTAAATTCTATTCGCCATGTGGTACGAACCTACGGCATAAACGCTATTCTTGTTTTACCCGGTGTGCCGAGGGTTATGTTTGCCGGTGGCACAAACGGTCAACAGTATGGGCAATTTACAGAGTTGTTTTTGGCTTACATATATGCCCCGTCTAGTAGCACTATTTCCGGCAACCCCGTTAAATCTATAGGTTCAAGTTTGGGGACTCTCACAACCGATGGTACGGCTAGCGGCTTGAGTCGCAGGGCGCAATTAAGACCGCTGACAGATATTTTTGCGCTTTGTAACAATTCGAGTGCGGCCATTCCGTCTGGCAGAGTTGGAGTGGTTGATTTTTCAACGAATCCATATACATTTTCTACGTTGGCCGATGTGCAGCGTATAGTCAATAACGCCAAGCAAGCAGAACTGGAAAACAACTTTTCCAAACTACATGTTTTAGGTGGCGCTGCATACATCAGAACTGGCGGCACGTTAATGAGTACCGCCGTCAATTTTCTGGGGTACGATGTTGGGCTTACAAATTTAAGTTACATAGCAGATAGCCCAGACCCAGATACAGGGTATTCTTATACCGCCCCAGCAGGGATATCTGAAGACGTCTTATGGAGCAGAAAACCTCCATTTAAAGGGTCGGCTCAAGCACAAATGTATGTTTCTAGCCAATACCTTGCAGGGGGTGTAGGCGTTTTTATGCAAGCAAATGGCGGCGGGAAAGTTCGCCCATTTTGTGCAATGGCAATGTCAGGCTATCATTTTCCATCACTAAGCAATGGCGGGTTTGCAAGAGATCAATACGCAAATTACTGCGAGTTTCTCCCCGGAGGCTTCGCGTATTCATTCGGCAGCCCAGCCGATGAAAGTAGCTTACTGGCTATAAAGTTGGGCGCATCTATGGGGTTTTCTTGTGGTGGCGAACCATTTACAACTAACCTGTGCGACACTGACGCCATACTGTACTTGTTATTGTGTGGTTTAACTGGCGCTGAAGCGTGTTACAAAGCAAACCAAAACATCCTGTACACGGGCGCACAAGCGTATGATCTAGCGCCTAACACGCTGTGGCAAGGTATCCCCCTTTGGACATCTGTTCATGGTGATCCCTTGTATCGTCCGTATAAACTAACGCCCATTAACGCCGGTAAAGTAATGCAGGTAGGTCAATAATGTCAACAAGTAACGGCATCAACAGTGACAGCTTCAGCCGCGCTGATGTAATTAAGACGTATCAAGTTGTCCAATACTTTGGCGGTATTCTTACTCAGTACCCCATCGTATACAACGTAAACCTTGAGTACAACAGTACCACCGGGATTATTACCGCCAACGGAATCACTTCCTTTCAGGCAACGTCCGGCACAACGCAGACTCCTCTTACTCTTAGGGGGGCTAATAGCAATTCGGCAACTAGGCCGGGGGCTGCTGTTCAGATTACTGGCGGCAGCGGGAGCGGGAGCGCGGCTGGTGGGGTTACCATTTCGAGCGGTTCTGTTGGGGGAGGTGTAACCTCTAGTACCTCCATTTCCCTTTCCAGCCAATCAGTAAATATTGTTGGTAGTAAGTCGGACTCGTTAAGCCTCGATGCTGGGGGCGTCTATGTTAATGGCGGATATAATGACACGGGGGAGATAAAATTTACCGCTGGGTTAAACGCCGCACTTACAAGTGGTCGGCCAATTATATTTGAAACAGACGGCGGCACAATTTTTGAAATGCAAGAACAAACCTTAGGAACCAAAAAAATTGGTTTCTTTGGTCAATCACCCTTGTCTGCCAAGCCGTCGATTGGGGGGTCAAGAGGCGGTAATGCCGCCCTTGCTGACTTGCTTACTAAGCTCGCCGCCCTCGGCCTAATCACGGACGGTACTTCCGCTTAATATGGCTAAGAAAACACCTTCACTTGCTGTTGGGCGTGGCGAGAAACTTCCTGTAGCCAAAGGTGCTGGCTTGACCGAAAAGGGCAGAAAGAAATACAATGCTGCAACGGGTAGCAACCTTAAAGCACCGCAGCCTGAAGGCGGTCCACGAAAGAAATCATTCTGCGCGAGAATGTCCGGTATGCCCGGTCCCATGAAAGACGAGAACGGTAATCCGACTCGCAAAGCCGCATCTCTCAAACGATGGAAGTGCTGAGATGAAAGACCATGCTCTTGACGCCACTAAACACGCACTTGATGCCGTGTCCTTTATAACTGTAGTAGGGACACTTGTGGACATCCTTCCATCAATTGCAGCACTGTTTACGATCATTTGGACCATCTTCCGCATTTGGGAGACTGACACGGTTCGTGGTTGGACAAATAGGCTTGATAAATAATGCCTTCCTCATCTAAAAAGCAGCACAACTTTATGGCGGCAGTCGCCAATAACCCAGCTTTTGCAAAAAAGGTTGGAGTTCCCCAGAGCGTGGGCTCTGATTTTAGCAAAGCCGACAAAGGCAAAACTTTTGTAAAAGGTGGTGATATGAAAGAATCTAAAGCAATGGTTGGAAAAGAGATCGCCTTCATGAAAAAGAAGGGCGCTCCGAAGTCCATGATTAAACATGAAAAGGCAGAAGCCAAAGGCAAGATGGCTAAAGGTAAACCTTTTTCTCATGGTGGCGGCATTGAGACAACGGGGAAGCCTCGGACCACAATGGTCAAAATGAAGCGCGGCGGCGGCTGCTAATAAGGAATATCATGGCTGATACAGCAAAAGAACGTGCTCTTGCAGAGTTGAAGGAAGAGAAAGACCGTGCGGCTATGGGGAAAGCCTATGACGAAGCGGCTTCTCGCTCTATGGGTACGTTCAAAGAGAAAGCTCCAACACCCCCCGTCGCCGCATCCGCTGCGTCATCCCCCGCAAAGTCTAAAGTTATGACTAAAGCTAAGGGTGGCTGCGTAAAGATGGCTCGCGGCGGTGGTTGTGAAATTCGTGGCAAGACTAGGGGGAAATTTGTATGATGGACGAAATGGACATGGACGCTCCTCCAAGGAAGTCCGAATCACCCAAAGATATTTCTTTTAAAGAATCCTTTCGTCGCGCTAAAGACGCTGGATTGAAGTCGTTTAGTTTTGGCGGTAAGAAGTACACCACTGACATGGCTGCTGCAAAAGCAACGCCGAAAGCAGCGGTTATGGATAAACCAGCCCCCGCAAAAACGGCCCCCGCTGCTTCCGAAAAAGATAACGAAACTCCCCGCCCTCCAAGCGAAGGCAGGTACAAGCAAGACACCTACGAAACCCCGATGAAGTCTGCGGCTCGTAAGATGGCCCCAGAAGTTATGGACAACCTCGGCAAGATCGTCGGTGGTTTGGGTGCTGGTTATGGCGCGTTCAAGGGCGGCAGCAAGTTGATCGATGCGGCTCGCGCTGCTGATAAAGGCCGTGCTACTGCCGCTCTTGCTCGGGGTAATGCTGGACTTGCTGAACGGATGAAGGGTATTGTCGGCAGTGCTGAAGATGCCGTTGCCGCTAAAGCCGCAGCTAAAGCCGCTAGGCAACCGTACAACCAAGCAACTGAAGAGCGGCTGACTGGTCTTGCCATGAATCCACGGCGAGCAAACATTCCAGTGAGGGAAGGCGAGTTCCGCGAGGGGGGCAAGGTCAAGTGCTACGCCAAGGGCGGTTCCGTTTCGTCTGCTTCGTCGCGTGGTGACGGTATTGCCTCCAAAGGCAAAACTAAGTGTAGGATTTACTAATCATGCGCCCCTCGCGTGGTATGGGTGCTGTTAACCCATCAAAGATGCCAAAGGCAAAGAAGGTTATCCGTAAAGATAACCCGAATGTTGTCGAGGTGTTTGCGGAGGGCGGTAAGGTAAATGCTGCTGGTAACTACACCAAGCCAACCATGCGTAAGGCGCTGTTTAACTCTATCAAGGGTCAGGCTACGCAAGGAACCGCAGCAGGGCAATGGTCAGCGCGGAAAGCACAGTTGTTGGCTAAGAAGTACAAAGCCAAAGGTGGAGGTTACACAGATTGAAAGCGCCACAGCAATCCCTTAAAAACTGGACTGACCAGAAATGGACAACCAAGTCGGGGAAGCCTTCGTCTAAAACGGGCGAACGCTATTTGCCAAAAGCAGCAATCCAATCTTTGTCTCCCGCCGAGTACGCAGCAACAACCAAAGCCAAACGTGCAGGTAAGGCAGCGGGTAAACAGTTCGTGGCGCAACCAAAAAACATTGCTAAGAAAACAGCAGGGTTTCGATAATGCCCTTCCCGAAGGTATGCAAATGCTGTTCGGGAAATTTTATAGCAGTCAAACAGCGAACAATGTATTGCAGTGTTCCATGTAAAAATGAAGGTATCCGAATTCACCCCAAGATAGAGGGGTGGTCGAAGTACAAAGTTGCATACCACATGAGTGATGGTGTAAGTAGATTTAAAGATATCAGGCAACGGATCGATTTACTGATTGCGCTTGGTGGTCGGTGTGTACAATGTGGGTACAGTGAAGATTTTCGGGGGCTTGTATTAGACCACAAAATGAGTGGTGGATCAGAAGACCGAAAGCGGCTTGGGGCAAAAATAGCCCGGTATTACATCAAGCATCTTGATGAAGCTAAAGAAAAGTTGCAAGTGCTGTGCGCTACGTGTAATCAAATTAAAGCTATCTTAAACCGTGAACACAATAAGTCACGTAGATTGCTAGGAACAACATGACAACATCAGGCACTACTGCGTTTAACCTTGATCTGACCGAACTGGTCGAGGAAGCCTTTGAGCGTTGCGGTGCGGAACTTCGTTCAGGTTATGATCTCAAAACTGCGCGTCGTAGCCTTAATTTGCTTTTTGCTGATTGGGCTAATCGCGGGATTAACTTATGGACTGTTGCTACAGGTAGCATTGTTCTTGCTCAAGGCACTGCGACATATAACCTCCCGAGCGACACGGTAGACTTGCTCGAACATGTTATTCGCACGGGAAACGGGTCAAATAACACTCAAACTGACCTGACGATTACACGCATTTCTGTGTCAACGTATGCTTCCATTCCCAGCAAGGTAGCGCAAGCAAGGCCGATTCAGGTTTACATCAACCGCCAAGCACCCATTCCTAACATCACTGTGTGGCCTGTGCCGGACGGATCGCAGACTTACACATTTGTGTACTGGTATCTTCGTCGCATCCAAGATGCTGGGACTGGTAGTGACACGATGGATGTACCGTTCCGGTTTATCCCATGCATGGTTGCGGGATTGGCGTATTACCTCGCCATGAAGCTGCCAAATGCTATGGACCGTATGCAGGTTCTGAAGGCCCAATACGATGAGGCATGGGACTTGGCTTCCACAGAAGACCGTGAGAAGGCAGCAGTGCGGTTTGTGCCTCGGCAGATGTTCATTAGTTAATCATGTCTGAATACGACCCACTATTTCAATTGCCGTCAGGGACAGATGATATAGAGTCTGTTTTTAAAACAGGCCGGGGGTCAACTTATGCCCACCATAGTGACGCAACTACGACCCGAAATCGTAGTGGGGAGAAACATAGAGATACGCGCACGGGTATTCAGCAAAGATCAGGCAAAACGGTGTTTGTATCCCCTGAACACGTTAACAGTTTTGCTGGGTTGTTCCAGAACCCAGACATGGCAACGCAACTACTGCCAGAGTTGGACAAATCTGGTAAGCCTACGGGTAAGGTGCAATTGGTTTTAACTGAAGACTATGGCCCAAGAAAGGCTGGTTCAGTTTTATACACTGCCCCGTACACCACAAAACCAGCGGTAGGCTTGAACCCAGTAGAAATTTATGCCTCGCAGAGCCCCCTGAATGATGCGGGGCGGGGTGTGCATTTTGGGAACGCAATAACGGAAGTTCAACCCAGACCCGCTAAAACAGGGGGGTTAGGTGGTCTGCTGGATTTAGACCTCAACGAAATTAAACGCCCCAATGGAGCAATTGGTACACAAGGTGTTGATCCTTCGCACATAAAAAGTATTTTGCAGCACGTTGGTGGGTTGCAAGTGCCCAGTAACGCAACTATGCGTGAAATGGTGGATGCCTTTAAAGCCAATCCTGACGCACAAAATCGCATCCGACAGCATATGCTGAAGCAACCGCTTAAAGGTATGCAGTTGCCGGATGACACAATTTCTATAGATGATGGACATCACCGCGCATTTTTGTTAAACCAAGCGGGTGATAGAACAATACCAGCAGAAATTAAAGGGTACGCTGGTCCATCTAAACTAAAAAATGTTGGTAAAGTTGGAATTGCAGCCGCGCTGATGTCTGCTCTTGGGGCCGCAAAAGCGGGTGAGTATGGGAAAGCCGCTGGCATTGTTGGCGAGTCAATGCTCCCACTGGGGGTAACACCAACTGAATTGGCTCCCGGCACATTGAGTCCAGAGTTGAAGGCAGAGCAAGATGCATACAATGCCCAGCGACAGGCAGCAAAACAAGCCCAAGTTGCCAAGCAACAAGCACTACTACGCAGTGGCGTCACACTGCCAGAAGAGTATAGGCGCGGTGGTCGCGTCCGAATGATCTAACATGGCAAACAGGTTTACCGAAGGTAAACGGGCAATCGCGGAGTGCGACAGGTGTGGCATTCGGGTAAAGCTCAAAGACTTGAAAAACTTGGTCATCAAGACCAAAGAAGTCGCCATTAAAGTTTGCCAAGAGTGCTGGGAAACCGATCATCCGCAACTTCAATTGGGCATGTACCCCGTTGCGGACCCGCAAGCAGTCCGTGATTCCCGGCCTGACTTTGCTGGCTATGCCCAAAACCGAGATATTTTTTGGGGCTGGAACCCAGTCGGTGGATCAAGTAGTTTTGACGCAGCCCTAACGCCAAACCCCTTGGCCCCTTTTGGTATTGTTGGTATAGTCACCATTATAGTTTAGGAGTTACCATGAAAAAAATGAGCCCTAGGAGTCCTCAAGCTGCCGTGGGTAAGCATGAACAAAACATGCACCCCGGCAAGACGCCTACGTTTAAAAAGGGCGGACCAACCACCGATGACCGCAAAAAGTACGGCAAGAACATGGCGAAAGTCATGAGCCAGAAGACTGGTTGAGGAGATACCATGCCTAATTTCAGCAAGAAACAAGACGGCAAAGAAGTTGGTCAAGCCAGCGTT